AAGAATTTGTCCAATTAGCTTGAAATTTACCTGTTGCAGTATCTGTCATAGAAGACACGTTAAAACTTTTTCTTACTGTTGGACCTGTATGATGATTATAATTAACCCACGCCTTTGCCAAGCCACTTTGCAAGTTTGTTGTTGTGCTGTTGCCCTCTCCTGTAACAGAGATTGAACCTGCTGTGGTTGTGCCTGATATTTTATCAACTTCTAATTCGCTTGCCATTATGCTAAATCTCCTGTCCAAAGAATACTTACACCTGTTGCATCTCTAAGTGCTGCAGCTGTAGTATTATATGCTCTTACTTGTGAATTTGATGAACCTGAATTATTTAAACCTATTTGATAATCCCAATGTCCATCAGAACTTGCAAATCCTCCACCTAATCCATGAGTGCAGTATTGGTCAGAATCAAAATTATTTGTATGAGTATGGGTAAAATCTCCAGTGCCATTATCTGTTATACTACTAACATTTAAAGAATCTCTAGCTGATGACGCTCCATAGGATATATTAATCCAACCTTTAGTAACTGCTTTAACTATGTTAGTGCTTTTATTAGTACCATCAACATAGGTAGAACTATTGTTCACCTTAACATTTGTGCCACCACTACCTGCTTTATCTAGGATTGTGTCTACATTTAACTGACTGCTCATACTACACTCCAATAACCATTGACAGTCACTGTAGCAGTTGTTGCAATAGTCACTGGGCCTGCTGAAACACCATTGTTACTTGCATCTATTGTAAAGCTTGCAACAACCTGGTTTTCATTCTGTCTTACAACTGACTCATAACTGGTCTGCTCTCCAGATTTGCCAATATAATCATCTTGACTCATTATTTACTCCTTATGCGTAAGGGCTTTCACCTAAAACTGTTTCATCCCATGCAGCTTTTAACTTGGTTATTGTATCTGCATTAGTTATCGCACTAGCCGCAGGTGCATCTCTCAATGCTTTCTTTTTATTAACTGAGTTAGTTTTAGCAGTTGCATCATCTGCTTCTAAAGCTTTCATATAAGCTACATCCTCAGCTTCTAACAAAGGCTTTCTCACTTCCCTTATTTTATCTTTAAATATTTCTTTAGCCTTAGTCATGTCCTCAGAAATTACTTTGCCAGAAATTGCCCAAGCATTTCTAAAATGTCGGTCTGATGGCTTTGATGAAACAGTTGAAGCATCAATCTGGTTGCCATCCTTATCTACAATAAAACTTGTCATTTATTTCTCCTTATGCTGCTAGTTCTATATCTTCTCTAATTTGCCATGCGTTACGCCATTGACGATGTTCTGGCAGTTGATGTAAACGGCATATAATCATCTTTGGTTTATTGCCTTCATTCCAAGTTTGCCAAACTCTCTGTGGAATATCTTTCTTGATAAGGTATTCTATTGCCTGTTCTTCTGTCATTGCTTCAACAGGTTTAGTGTTATGCAACAAATACCCTCTCGTATGTTTTACAAAATCAGGTTGTGCTTCGTCTTTTGCTAATTCCCAATAAACTTCAACAGGTGGTAAAATGCCACCCTGTAATGCACAAGCCATCCAATTAGGATCAGGCACTAAAACCTTTGCAGGATTGTCCATATCCTCTGGGTCTTCATAGACAACCCTAATATCTGATTGCACTTTCTCTAAGTTCTCTTTTGCCCAATTCAATCTTTCCCATAAATGTGTTCCTTGAAAATTTGGTGTCTTCATTATGTTATTTCCATAATACTCATAGTAACACTTACTTTGTCTGCAACACTGCAATCTATTTGTATTTTATCTGTTGTTTCTAATATCAACTTTCCACCCAAAGGAATTTCTCTAGTTGCACCAACAGGTATCGGTATTGATTTCACAAGAAAGGTTGTTGTGTTAGTTGCAGCTCTACCACCACCACTTGTATCAGAGACAAGTTTTACACTAGCTGTAACCTGTGCTGTGTGAATATTTGCAACCAACAATCCTACAACAACAGTTGTTGTGCTTCCAGGTGTAGTATATAAATCTTCTGGTGTTCCTGCACTAGCAGGCATCACATCATGTGAAACTACCTTAAATGTATTTGCCATTTTATTCTCCTTATCCTAATGCTATTGCTAATGCTGTTGCTTCATCTGCTGCTGATGCAGTAGTTGCTAGTGTGCCTGCTGAACTTGGTAAAGTCAGCGTTATATCTGAAGTTGATGCAGGGCCTATTAATGTCACCTTATTTGTACCATTGTCACTATCTTCAAAAAATTCTAAAAACCCTGCACTTGAAGCACCATTTTTTAACTGTATTCCTGCGTTAGCTATTGGCGTTGTAAGTGTCGGTGTAGTTAAAGTTTTATTAGTAAGTGTTTGTGTTGCTGTTGATCCTACAATTTCTTGATCACCACCTGGCGGTAATGTAAGGGTGTTTGTTACACTTGCTGAGTGTGGTTGAGATTTAACTGTTTGCCCATGTGAGTTTGATTCACAATTAAAAACAATAGTGCCTGGATTAGTGTTACCTTTTACAACTACTTTACCTGTGCCATTTGGTGCTAAATCAATATCTGCATTTGATGTTGTAACAATATCATTGCCGTTCATGTCAAGATTACCACCTAACTGTGGTGTGCTATCTTCAGATACATTAGAAATGGCTGCTGAAGTTGCCAAACCAGAAACGACTGTGCTTCTAGCTACTTTTTTAAGACCACCTCCAGATGTGTCTATAGCAATAAATACGTCATCATTTGCAATACTACTTATCTCTGAAAGACTGCTTACAGCAACTGAATTAAAATTTGTACCATCAGCAATAAGCAAGTTGCCTGCTGTGTTAGTACCCATCGTTATATCATCACCAGTAACTGTAAGATCACCGCCTACAGTAAGATTGCCTGCAACTGCTAATGTAGAACTTGCAACTGTTGAGTTTGGTGTATGTGTAAGGTAAGTAACAAAGCTTCCTGATATTTTGCTAGCTAGAGTAAGTGTACCACCATCAGCAATACTCAGTTTGTGTTGGTCTGCATTGTCATCACCCTGATCTGATTTAAGAACAATACCTAATGCAGCACCTTCGACTGCCGCAGCAATCTCCAGACTGTCATTTGTGGTTTCATCATATTGGATTGTAATATCGGAGTTTGTGCCAAGAGTAATGGCTTTGTTGTCAACAATGGAAATGCCAAAAGCAAAAGGTACTACGGCTGTAGTTGTCTGTGTACCATCTTTTAATATGGCTGTTGATAAGCCTGTGGCTATACCATCCATTTCTGCATCCATACGACTTGCTTGAATTTTTATTCCTGCATCTCTGTCTGTCGTAAAATCATGCACTCTTGAAAATGTACCTGAACTGTATGGCATTAGAATGGCCCTCCTGGTGTATATGTAAAGTTAGCAGCAATAAAGCTGACTGATTGTGTACTTGTCGCAACCTTTATTCTCAAAGCTGCACTCCTTCCTAATTTACCTGTTGATTTTCTTCTTTGTGTTATCCCTGCGCCTGCGGTGTCTGCCCAGTAGAAATCATCCCATGTGGCTACATCCCATGTGGCTAACTCAGATGCAAAACTTGTTGTACTTAAATTAAGTGCTGCTACAGGTTCTTGATCAACTGCAATACCAAAATCAAAACTGACTGTTGTACTTGCCTCTAACATTGGTGCAACAGAGGTAAATCGTTTTATTGATGCTCTGTCACCAAAGTAATTAAATGCTGTGGCAACATCTCCTGTGATAGCTGCATCTACATCTGCTGTACCACCTATTTTAAATACAACACCTGATGCACCACCAAAGTAAATATCACCATTATACTGCCCCCACACTCTTGCAGGTATAGCTTCAAAGTTACACCAGGCATTTATAATAGGGTTAAAAACGTGCTGATTATATGGGTCAGTACCATCACCTGTTGGATAATTAAAAAATATCTTTGTGCCATCAGGAGAAACAAATGTTTGCCACCCTGTTGTTGTACCTGTCAAAGCTACCTGTGCAATCACTGTACCTCTGATCTTTTCTGATAAGGCTGCCGCTCTTTGTCCTATGATATCGTTTTTGATAACCTGTGATAATGCTATGTAACCTTCTTTGGTTGATACAGCTATATCACCACCAAACTTTGCTATGCATCTTGGCTCATTGATTGGTTCTGCAATTCTGAATGTACCAATAAGACTAAAACCGCTGCTAGGGTTCGAGCCACTATATATAAGCACCTGACCTGATGCCAGTATGATTGCTAGTAGATCATCAACACCTTCACCGCCATCTATGGTTACTGTACCTATTGATACAATGTTACCGCCTTTGTCAGCTACTACAGATAAATCAAAGAGTGTAAAGTTACCCTGAAAGGTGTCAACTGTCGCAGAATAATAAAACTTCTGATCTGTGCCTCTAAAATAGTAAACTCTGTTTTTATGTGCATGAACACCTTTTAAACTGTCTGCACTAGAGCTATCAGACAATGTTATTGAAAGATTTGCTGCTGATGAGCCATCCCATGAGAAAGGTGTATCAGTTCCATTAACAAACAATGTCCTACCATTAAATGCAGTTGTCTGAAACCTGCCATTTGACAAACCTGTTTTCTTGCTGACTGCACTACCAGTATCTATCTGATACAGAACACCATCTGCGCCAACAGCCAGTAATTGTCTGTTACTACCTGCATTATGTTCAACCAATGTTTCTACATCACCAGAACCAATACCTGTACAGAAACTTGTATAGCCTTCTCTCAATGTAATCTTTTCCACAGTTGGAAAAAAGTTGTTCATAACAATCGCATCTGTCGGTTTCATAAGATCAACAGAGTCACGACTGTTAAGACCTCCAAAAGGTGCAGGTACAGATGCTGATTTAACTTTATATCTGCTCGCTGTTCTTAAAGGTTGTAACATTAACTCAAGCCGTAGTTGCCATCATTTAAGTTGTAAGAGTATGGTGATACAATCAAACGTCTTGCATCATCCATTTGCAGAACTGGTGCAGAGCCATTACGAGCAACAGCCTGTCGAACCTCTAACTGGTATTGCCTGTAATCCTCTGCATAATCTAATCCATGAGCAGCCTTGAAACGCCAGGTTATGCCCATTTCCATTGTTGATTCATCAAGTATGCCCACATCTGTATCTGCTGCCCACGCAGCTTGCCCACTCCCACCAGATGACTGACAGAACTGTGTTGATACATATTCAAAGCCTATGGTCTGTGTTGATGAAGGTGTTGGGTCTATCTCAAACTTTAATGCACCTGATGCTGCTTTTAATCTAAACTTTTCTGTTGTGCCTTGTGAGGCAGTACCATGATTAACAAGCTGATATTCAGAACTGCTTATTGGCCCTGTCATTATATCATTGTCTGATCTGTTGTATGATGTTTCTAAAACCAATCTGTCAAAGTCACTTGGCAATGCATAAGCCGCTGTACCACTTGATGTAGAAAATGTATGCTCTTTCTTTAACACTGCCCAATCAGATACACGCATCAACTGCTTACCTTCTCTCTGTGCAAGTGCTAGTAACTGCCTTGCTATTGGGTCTGTATTGTCAATGACTGTTGTTGGTCTTTCAAACCCTGTGAAATCAGCAACATTCTGACAGATCGATAGTAATGTCATTTTTTACTTGTCTTTCTTTTCTTGTGTTTTTTTGGTGCTGCTTTTGCTGTTGGCTTTGACATGAAGTTGTGCGATTTTTTGGAGTGAAACATAGACATCACCCATGCTTTGCAAGATTGCACTTTTTGCCTTATCCAACTGCTCAATTGTCTGAATACCTTTAAGTTCAAGTTCAATTTTCTTATCCTCTGAAATGCCTGGTAATGTATCAAGTAAAGTACCAGTGATTTTTTTGTTTTCATTCTTCTTGTATTCTGCCCACTCTTTTGGGAAGCGTTGTACATCTGTTGCTCTTACAGGTGTCTCTAAAATATCTTTTGTATCTGTTACAGGTATTCTGGCAAAATCTCTCATTTCACCATTAAACATTTTTTTAAAAAACTGGACTCTCATAGTTCCCCCATAAAGTTAAAAAGGGGCAAGTTGCCCTGCCCCTAGTTGATTTGCGTATGCTATAAAGGAAATGTACAAATAATTTCCTTGTCAGATATATCGCCTGCGATTGCACAGACGTTATCTGTAACATCAGCACTGACATCTAATGTACCATCAGCAGAACCTGTTGGAGTTAATGGATCACCATCTGCCCCTGCGGTTAATGCAATAGTCAAAGTGGCAGGGCCAGCAATCTGAATCCAACCAAATTGTCCATCAGTCATTACAGCTTGAAGAACACCTGCTCCAATCTCAACTGAGTCAGAGAGATCAGAAGTCACCTGGTTGTTCTTGTAGCCGTCTAATGTGTAGTAGTAACATACTTCACCTGCTACGGCTGCTGCTCCTGCTGAACCTGTGTCATACTGCACATACTTATAAAGCTTAGTTGGAGAACCAACCACCGCTCCATGCTGACCTAATAAAAACTCAGCAGTGTCTGATACTGCTGTTGGGTCAATACCTAATACTGGTGCGAAACTCATGCTTACCTCCTAAGTATGTAAAACGCCTTGTAACGCTCTGTTTGAGCAGGTTAAATTACCTGACCAGAACATTGGCACTACAGTGGCATCTTGGTTAATTGATTCCTTAGCTTCACCAGGAACAAAGTCTCTTCCTGCGGCAGTTTCCAACCTCAAGTAATTTGTATTGAGGAAGTACATTCTGCTTGCAGCACAGTTGCTGTCATAGACAACATC